AAGTCTCTGGTGTTTATTAAGGTCACTAAAACCAAGGTTCTGGCTGCATACGGTCAGATCACTGAAGTGCTTTTTGGTAACAACCGTTTCCCTATTTCTATTAACCCCACAACCTTGCCTGAAGGTGTTGCAGAGACTGTCTTTATTGACACCCAAGCACAGACATCCCCTATGGCTCAAGGAGCGGCTCAGGGAGCGCCAGAAGGCTCTCCTGCAGGTCTACCTAAGCTTTTGCCGGGAGAGACGCTGACGGACCTTAGAGAGCGTCTGGGAGGCCTTAAGAAAGATCTAGAGCCTGTAGCAGATAAGCTCAAAGAGGGTCCCGGTTCTGGTCCTACAGAGGTTGCCTTCCACCCCGCCCTAGTGTCAGCAAAGAAGATGGAGAAGCAAATCCATGACCAGCTAGAGGAATCCAACTCTAAGAAGCACCTTCGGGCTGCTGCTTTTGAGTGCGCCCTCTTTGGTACTGGCGTAATGAAGGGTCCTTTTGCAGTTGATAAAGAATACCCTAACTGGGATGAAGAGGGTTCCTATAATCCTACCATCAAAACTATTGCAGAGACTTCTAGTGTATCTCTCTGGAACTTCTACCCAGACCCAGATGCAACAACCGTAGAAGACTGTGAATACATGGTAGAGCGACATAAGATGTCTCGTTCTCAACTTCGCAGTTTGAAGCGTAGACCCTACTTCCGTTCCAAAGCTATTGATCTGGCCATTACCCAAGGTGAAGACTATATTCGGGAGTGGTGGGAACATGACATGGAGGATGACGACGATAATCCCCGCACAGAGCGCTTTGAGGTTCTAGAGTTCTGGGGTTATGTAGACGTAGAGACCCTTAAGGGCCATAACGTAGATATCCCAAGAGAACTCCGTAAGGCAGATCAGGTATCTGTCAATATCTGGGTTTGTAATGGGAATGTTCTACGTCTGGTTATGAACCCCTTTAAGCCCACCTACTTGCCCTACTACGCAGTACCTTATGAGGTTAACCCTTACAGTTTGTTCGGTGTTGGTGTTGCAGAGAATATGGACGACACTCAACTCCTTATGAACGGCTTTATGCGGATGGCAATTGATAACGCTGCCCTCTCAGGTAACTTGTTGATTGAGGTTGACGAGTCCAACTTGGTCCCCGGCCAAGACCTTTCTGTTTATCCGGGCAAAGTCTTTAGGCGTGAAGGGGGTGCTCCCGGTCAGGCTATCTTTGGTACTAAGTTCCCTAACGTCTCAAATGAGAACATGCAGATGTTCGATAAAGCTCGACAGCTTGCAGATGAATCCACTGGCTTCCCCTCCTTTGCTCATGGTCAAACTGGTGTAAGTGGTGTTGGTCGTACAGCCTCGGGTATCTCTATGCTTATGAGCGCTGCTAACGGTTCTATTAGAACTGTTGTGAAGAATTTTGATGACTACCTGCTTAACCCTCTTGGTAAGGCACTCTTTCACTTTAATATGCAATTTAACTTTGACCCAGAGATCAAAGGGGACCTTGCGGTTAAGGCAGAGGGTACTGAGTCCTTGATGGCCAATGAAGTACGTAGCCAGCGTCTCATGCAGTTCCTTGGTGTTGTCCAGAACCCTGTATTGGCTCCCTTTGCCAAGATGGACTATATCATCCGGGAGATCGCTAGAAGCATGGAGCTTGATCCTGACAAGGTTGCTAACTCTATGGGTGCTGCAGCTATTCAAGCTGAGATACTCAAGAAGTTCCAAGCAGAAAACCCACAGCCACAAGCTCCGGGTATGCCGGGGGGTCAACCACAACAAGGCCCAGCAGGTGTTCAGGCAACTGACACCACGGGTTCTGGTGGAGGTAATATTGGGACAGGCTCAGTTCCTACTCCCGGAGAACCCGGATTTAGTGGTGCCCCAGCTATGAGTGCTATGCAATGAACCTAAAACCTTTTGTGAACAATAAAGACCTATATGACGACTTCCTCCTCTATCTAGACCAAACTATTGAGGGTAAAAGGAAGACATTAGAACAGGCTACAGACATGGTTGTGGTGTATCAAACACAAGGTCAGATTGCAGCACTTAGAAAACTTAAGACACTAAGGGAACAAGTAAATGGTTAACCCTACCAAGATTTGTACCACCTGCAAGGAAAATAAACTACTATCAGAGTATTCCCCAAGAAAAAATAGGCCACTAGGAGTACATTACTCCTGTAAACCCTGTTTAGCTAAAAGGGCTAAGTTGCAACGTGCGAACAAAAGCTTATCGGAAGAACAGAAGGAAAATGCTAAGCTAAAAGCTGCCCTCTGGAGAAAACAATTCCCAGAAAGAAACCGTAAGATGAAGTCTGACTGGAGGTTAAGAAATTTAAGCGTAAAAAACGCAGCTAACTCTAGAAGAAGGTCTTTAAAACTCCAGAGTTTTCCCTCGTGGCTTACAAAGGCCCAGAAAGACGAGATAAAGTCTTTTTATTGGTTAGCTAGAGATCTACGAGTGGTAACTGGTTGCGAGTATCACGTAGATCACATTGTTCCCCTACAGGGGGAGTTTGTCTGTGGACTACATGTACCTTGGAACCTACAGATTCTACCTTCAGACATAAACTTAAGCAAAGGGAATACTTTTAATTATGGATAAAAAAATGGACATGGCTGCTGTCAAAGATATGGGCGGTCTAGTTACAGATGGACTAGAGCGTGACCCTGTTTCGGGAAATGAAGTCCCTCCGGGTTCTAGTTCAGAGGATGTTAGAGATGATATTGACGCAAAACTCTCTCCTAATGAGTACGTGGTACCCGCAGACGTTCTCCGTTTCTATGGGGTGTCTTTCTTTGAGAAGCTGCGCAAGAAAGCTAAAGATGGCCTTGCAGAGATGGACTCTGACGGACGTATTGGTGGTGGCTCTGCTCCAGAGAAAGAAGAAGAAGAGGATGACTTCCCCTTCTCTATGGAAGAGCTAGAGTCTGAAGATGAGATGAAAATGGCTGAAGGGGGTCTAACAGAGAACAAAACCCCTGCAAGCTTTAACCCTAATGACTGGGCTTTTGGTGGTACCACCTTTGGTTCTGGATCTTCCTCTGCTGGTGCAAACCAGATGAAGCAATATCTAGACAAACAAGGTAACATTGTCAACGTACTCTTTATCAACGGTAAGCCTATTGTCGATGTAGAAGCTCTTGGATACACTGAGTATACTGGTGACAACACACCTAAAGCAACTGGTGAAGCTGTACAATCCACAGACGTGTCTGCAGATAATAGAGATAGACTCTCTGACCGGGAAGGCTCTAAGTGGGGTCTGGATTCTGGTGAAGAGTCCCAAAGCCAAAGTGGTCCTCCCTCTTGGACCAAAGATGTAGACTGGGCTAAGATGTCCCCTGAAGAGGCCATCAAGCTTGGTGGTAGTCGTATGACTAACAGCTTCCTTGAGAAGGGCCTGATGGGTGTCGCCTCTATGGCAAATCCTATGTTGGGACTTGGGGCTGCAGGTATCGTAAACGCAAGCAACATCAAAGATGTTAAGAACTCTATCGCTACCCTCACAGCAGCAGGTAACACCGCAGCAGCAGAGGCCCTCCAAAAGAGCTTTGATGCTTCTTTGGCAGACAAGGGGCCTGCTTGGGGTTGGCTCTCTGGTGTAATCGAGGGTAAACCCTTCGGCTCTACTACAACTACCACAGCACCAACAACTGTAGCACCAACAGTGCCGGGTTCTATCCCTAAGGTTACTAGTCCAGTAGCAACCCCTACCTCCACAACCACATCAAATAAATCTTCTGTTACACCTTCTGGCTCTATTAGCGCTAGCTCCTACAATCGGGAGGGTTCTGGTAGTGGGTCAGATTGGGGTTCAACCTCTGCAGCTAAAGACTCTAAAGAGACCGTATCTCAGGCCCAAGAGAGGGCCGGATCTATTGCAAGGGGTGAGACTCAAGCAGCAGGAGCTACCTCTCCCTCTCAGAGAATTGAGTCTGAGGCCTACTCTGGTATGGGATACACTGGGGGCAGGGCCAAGGGTGGTTTGGTACAGAAGCCAAAACCTAAAAAATCCACCCCTAAACGTAAAACTAAGATTTGACAATCCCCTACAAATATACTATTGTAAATGGTACATAGGCTACTCAGGGCTTCGGCCCTGACCCCAACATAAAGGAAAAAGAATGGCTGCACTAGGCGCGGTTGAAAAGACTAAAGTTGCTGGTTTTGTAGATTCAGGCTATAGCCGAAAGAATCAAGACCGTATTAAGCGTGAAGAAGAAGAGCTTGAGAAGCTCATCAACGGTTCTGAGGACGAGGTGGAAGTAAAGCCACAAGATACCCCAGATGAACCACCGGAGAAGCCTCTGACAAAAGAGGAAGAGTCCTTTAAGAAGCGTTATGGTGATCTTCGTCGTCATATGCAACAGAAAGAAAAAGAATGGGAAGACCGCCTCAAGGCTCTTGAGGGTAAGCCTAAAAGCCTGACTCCTCCAAAGTCTGATGAGGATGTAGAGGCTTGGATTAATAAGCACCCGGATGTAGCTGCTATCGTACAAAGTATGGCGGCTAAGGAAGCAGAGAAGCGTTTCAGTGGTGCAGAGCAACGCCTTCAAGAGCTTGATGAAGAGCGCTATGAAATCCAACGCCAACGGGCCGAGAATGCAATCCTAAAAGTCCACTCCGACTTTAACGAGATTAAAACCTCTGATGAATTCCACACTTGGGCAGAAGAACAACCTAAGTGGGTTCAAGATGCAGTCTACGAGAATGCTGATGACCCCAAGTCTGTAATCCGGGTTATTGACCTTTATAAGGTTGATATGGGTATGACTAAGACTGCAAAGAAACAGTCGGTACGAGATGCTGCTAGCTCAGTTAAAGTGGGTTCTCGTCCGTCTATTGAAGAAGATGAAAGCTCTAGTTATTTCACAGAATCTCAAGTTGCTAAAATGAGTGACAAAGACTATGAGAAGAACGAGAGCAAGATTCTTGAAGCTATGCGTTCTGGAAAGTTTAAGTACGACCTCTCCGGTGGCGCACGTTAAGGGCTTGACATCTAAAAGCCTGTAAGTATAACTTTAGGTGAGATCAGAGGCCCCTTTATGGACAACCCTTAGATCTCACCGTTTTTAAACGAATAACAATCAAAGACTACCCGAACCTAATTGGGCCTCGCACTGGCTGATCCCCGTAAGCGACACCCCATATTAAACGGCCTCTACTGATACTGGTTTATTCGTATGGGATATTGCAATGTTGTAGTGTCTCTAGCTTATTTGCCATAACAAGAAGGAATTTAATATGGCTTTCGCATCTGCTGCAGGTTACACGAACCTGCCCAACGGCAACTTCTCGCCCGTTATCTATTCCAAAAAAGTCCAACTTGCTTTCCGCAAGAAGACCACTGTTGCTGATATCACCAACTCCGATTATTTTGGTGAGATTGCTGCACAAGGTGATACCGTCCGTATCATCAAAGAGCCTAGAGTTTTGGGCCTTCTGGCGGCATAACGCCAAGAAGATAATCTAGTGAATTGCTGGAACCCTAAGTCTGAAAAGATATGGCAATCAGCAGCGAAGCCCCGAGAGGGGAACGTTCAACGACTAGAACATACATATAACAAGTAGTGGCTCGGCGTAGCTAACGAAAGGGTACAAAGTGAATAAAAGAGCAAGGGGTATCTTGTACGGGATGGCTATTGGGGACGGGGGTATCTACCTCGCCAAAGACCAAGCAGCAGACACCGCAAGACTTGTTATTGGACATGGACCTAAACAACTAGAATACCTAAAGTACAAAGCAAGACTTTTACACAGTATTCTTGGTGGAGTAGAGCCTAAGGTTTATACCAGCAAGTCCCATAACAAGACGCAAGATAAAACTTACACTAACCACCAACTTTATAAGAACCATAAGTACTTCCGACAGATGCACAGAGTTTTGTATCCAGAGGGTCAAATGGTTTACACAGAGCAAATGTTATCTTATCTTACAGATGAAAGCTTGGCCCTGTGGTATATGGATGATGGTTCTGGGGTAGTGTCTTACAACAGCAAGACAAAGAAACCTTGCGGGTGTATGACTAGACTCTCTACCTATTGCTCCTTACAAGAAGCTGAAATCCTCAAAGCTTGGTTTACCCTTAAATACAACATAACTCCTAAGTTTGATGTAGATAGACGTAACAACAAGTATTCTCTAAGGTTTAACACTAAAGAGTCTAGAGAGTTTGTTTCTATTGTATCCCCTTACATGTTTCAACCTATGAAATATAAGATTGACCATGTAGATAAGTATGTTCCAAGAGTGCTAGACACCCCACGGGGTGAAGATATAGTCTGAACTTTAAGGAAACTTAAAGATAGGTGAAATTAAAAAGACCTATGTAACATTTTGGAAATCTCGGTAAGTGCCTACGCTCGTGGCACTCAGATCACCGCACAAGATCTGACGGATGAGGACTTCTCGCTCACCATCGACAAAGCTAACTACTTCGCGTTCAAAACGGATGATATTGAAGAGAAGCATTCGCATGTCAACTTCATGGATCTGGCTACTAACCGTGCAGCTTATCGTCTGGCTGACCAGTATGACCAAGAAGTTCTTGGCTACCTGTCGGGTTACAAGCAAAGCGCCCTCCATGCTGCTGCTGATGCGGTCAACGATCAAGTAAACGGTTCTAAGGCTATCACGACTGCTGGTAGCGACGAGCTGCTTACTTCGATGAAGCTCCTCAAGGGTTCGTTTGGTAACATCACGACTGCCTCCGCTGGCGATCACTCGATTCCGGTTGCTGCTCGTCTTCCGGGTGCTACCGCCCTGCCGACCGAGTACGTCTCGCCTGTTATGCTCATCAACCGTATGGGTCGTCTTCTGGATCAACAGAACGTTGATAAGTCGGGTCGTTGGTTGGTTATTGATCCGGTTATGCTGGAAGTCCTGTCGGATGAAGACTCGCGCTTCATGAATGCAGACTTTGGTGACTCGGGTGCCCTGCGTAATGGTCTGGTAGTCAACAACTGGAACGGCTTCCGTGTGTACGTCTCTAACAACCTGCCTCAGGTTGGTGGTGGTGCTGCAACCACGGGTGTTGCCAACCAGAACACTGACTATGGTGTTATCGTTGCTGGCCACGATTCTGCTGTAGCTACGGCTGAACAAATCAATAAGACCGAGACCTACCGTGACCCTGACAGCTTTGCTGACATTGTTCGTGGTATGCACCTCTACGGTCGTAAGATTCTTCGTCCCGAAGCAATCACCACGGCAAAATACAACCTCGCGTGATGTGGTTTAGGGTACTCCTTCGGGGGTACCCACATAGCTCAGATATAAAGGAATCTTAAATGGCTATCTCTCAATCCCTCCGCAATCGTGCGGTTGTAATCGAAAAAGAGGTGTCCCTTGCGGCTACCTCTGGCACTACAGTTGGTGTTTCTGTACCTGCTGGCACTCTGGTTATCGCTGCAGGCTTTGAGCCTTCCGTAGCAGTACCGGATGTCACTACTTACACTCTGGATGTTACTGATGGCACTACTGTCTTCGCTAACGACCTCAACTTTGACAACACTGCTGCTGGCACCATTAAGGTTGGTACTACGGCTGGTCTTGTCTCGGCTGCAGACACCATTGACGTTGTGACCACTATCTCGGGATCTCCGGGTGTTGTCACTGGTCGTGTGTTTGTTGTTGCCGTTGATGTAAACGAGTCTGTCCGTGCTGCTGCTGAAGTAGACCGGGACGTACTGGCTTAATGATCTAAGCTTTATGGGGTTGGCTTCGTGCTAGCCCCATTCTGTCTTTTAAAGGGTGTAGAATGGCATATAACTATCTTGGTTTGGTTAACGATGTTAATCGACGTTTAAATGAAGTAGAACTTACAAGCGTCAACTTTGCTGGCGCTATTGGTTTTTATGCACAAGCTAAGGATGCAGTTAACACCGCACTTAATACCATTAACCACCAAGAGTTTCAGTGGCCATTTAACCACACCACTTACGAACATACCCTTACTGCGGGAACCAATAGGTACACTCTTCCTGCGGACTGTAAGACGCTAGACTTAGACTCCTTTAGAATTAAAAGAGATAACACCCTGAATGTCTCCAGCAAGAAGCTGGGGATTTATTCTTATGAAGAGTATCTTGAAAAGTTTATAGATGATGAGTACGACCCCACTAATACCAGTGTCAGAGGCGTACCCCTTAGGGTCTTTAAGACTCAAGATGGAAACTTCGGTATCCACCCAGTACCCGACAAGGCATACACTCTTGTCTATGAGTACTACTCCCTAAAGGACCAACTCTCCTTGGCAACGGATGTACCTTCTGTTCCAGAGATGTTTAGGCATGTAATTGTGTCTGGTGCAATGAACCACGCTTATATGTTTCGTGGAGATAACGAAAGCGCACAACTCTCTCTGCAGCAGTTTAATCAGGGTTTGAAAGATATGAGAAGTATTTACATCAACCGTTATGATTACCTTAGAGACACAAGGGTGGCATTCTAATGCCTACACGGTGGCAAACATTTCCAGTAGAGTTTAAAGGTGGTTTGATCTCAAACTTGAGTCCCCTGCAGCAAGGTTTAAATGCTGTGGGTTCTGCTGTCCAACTACAGAACTTTGAACCTTCTAAATTTGGTGGTTATAAGAAAGTACTTGGTTACTCTAAGTACATTTCAGGTGCAGTTGCTGGTAGTGGTCCAATCCTTGGGGTAAAGGTTGCTAACGAGGATAAGGTAATTGCTATTAGAAAGAATGGCTCTGACCTTTCTGAGTACTACATTAACGTAGGTACTTCGTGGTCATCTCTTGGCGCTGCTACAGCCCTTGGTGGTAAGGTTCGTGGAGAGTCCTTTAACTTTAATGGTACGCACAAGATTATCTTTGTTGATGGTGCCAATAAGCCTGCTGTGTTTGAGGACACAACCGACTCCCTGTCTTTCCTTACTGTACCAAGTAATGTTGAAGGTGGCAGTCAGGTTGTTATATACAAGAACCACGTATTTATTGCTAAAGGTCCCGAGCTAGCTTTCTCTGCCCCTTTTGATGAAACAGACTGGACTATTGCCAATGGTGCTGGGACAGTTAATGTTGGTCATGGGGTCACTGGACTTATCGTATTTAGAGATCAATTGATTATCTTTAGTCGTAATAAAATCCAGAGGCTTGTTGGTAGCTCGGTAGCTGACTTTCAGTTGCTGCCTATTACCACAGATATCGGTTGCCTCTACCCAGACACAATCCAAGAAGTTGGTGGGGACATTATGTTCCTTGCCCCAGATGGACTTAGACTCCTCGGTGCTACTGAGAGGATCGGTGACTTTGGTTTGGAGATTGCCTCTTCTCCCATCAACAAAGAAGCCCTTCGGTTTATTTCTACTTCTCAGAACTTTTCTAGTCTGGTACTGAGAGAGAAGGCACAATACCGGATCTTTTCTTACATCGAATCTACTAACGCATCAAACTCTGAAGGTCTCCTGACCACCAAGTTCTCCGATCAAGGTGCTGTGAATATGGCTTGGGGAACCCTTAAAGGGTTTAAGGTCTACTGTTCTGATGGTAGATACGTACCTAATAGTGAGATTACTGTCTTTGCAAATAATGATGGGTATGTATATAAGATTGAAACCCAATCAAGCTTTGATGGGGAACCTATTGAAGCTATCTACCAATCCCCTTTTATGCCAATGACAGACCCCCAGAAGCGTAAGACGCTCTATAAGATGGCTCTGTATACGGATACTACAGGCACATTTAGTGTTGACGTGAACATCCTATTTGACATATATGCTATCAGCAATTATAATAGTAACGTGAGACCACCGACGATCAGGCTGGAGAGTACCTCTGCTGGTGTTTCTATCTACGGCGCTGCTACCACCCTTTATGGTACAGCTTTGTATGGTGCAGAGCTAGATAAGGTGTACGACACACCCCTTATTGGGTCTGGTAAAACTTTTTCTCTTCGCCTTGAAGACAACAGTACCAACCCTTCTTTCAGCCTAGATACGGCTATTTTTGAGTTTATGGAACAGGACAGACAATGAGCGGATACACTAGACAAGACACCTCTAACAGAATCTCTAACGGTAGTGTCGTAGATGCAGACGATCTGGACCTAGAGTTTAATGCTGTAGAAGCTGCTTTTAATAGTGCTACAGGTCACAGCCATGATGGTTCTTCTGGGGAAGGTACCCCAATTACTGTTGTAGGCCCAGCGCAGGATGTTGTTGTTACCTCTGGACAAGCAGCACCTAAGACCACCAACACCTACGATCTAGGTTCTGCTACGAACAAGTGGAAAGATTTGTATGTTGATGGTGTAGCTTACGTTGATGACATCAACCTCAATGGCACTGCTATTACAGCAACTGCTGCTGAGTTGAACACTCTTGATGGTATTACCTCAAGCGTAGCAGAGCTTAACATTCTGGATGGGGTAACTTCCACAGCCGCCGAACTTAACATTCTGGATGGGGCTACTCTGACAGTTACAGAGCTTAACTACGTTGGTGGTGTTACTTCTGCTATCCAGACACAACTAGACACACTCTCTAGTGGGAAGCAACCCCTTGATGCTGGTCTAACTTCTATTGCTGGGCTTACCACCTCTGCCAACCAACTTATCTATACCACTGGAAGTGACACCTATGCTGTTGGAAGCCTTACTGCTGCTGGTCGCAATCTACTTGATGATGCTACTACTGCGGACCAGCTAGTAACCCTTGGCCTCACTGCTACAGCCTCAGAGCTTAATACTCTTGATGGTATCACTGCAAGTGTATCCGAGTTGAACATCCTTGATGGGGTGACAGCCACTGCGGCTGAAATTAATACTTTGGATGGTATCACGTCCACTGTTGCTGAACTAAACCTCCTTGATGGAGTTACGGCTACAACTGCAGAGTTGAATTATGTTGACGGAGTAACTTCCAACATCCAGACTCAGCTTGACGCCAAAGCGCCGCTTGCATCCCCGACAATCTCAAACCCCACGTTTACGGGGACTCCCACAGCGCCCACGGCGGCAACAACGACGAACACAACTCAAGTTGCAACAACGGCATTTGTGCAGCAGGAAATCGCGGCAATTCCATCGCCCTCTGCGGTTGTCGGGCTGACCGCTCTTGGTTCGTTTATTTTCGCAAGGGCCGGTACGTCATCCGGTTCATACACGGCGAACGCTGGGGATACACGAGAAGGCACTTCGCTCTGGTATGCTGACCGTGATAGCGGCATCGGCGCGAATGTAGGTGTTGGCACATGGCGTTGCCACGGCTATGCGGGGAACCTTGACCGGGGAACGCTGTGGCAGAGGGTTTCCTGACGTGACCACGATCCCCCTTGAAATCCCTCCGGGTGTTTACCGAAACGGCACAGGTAAACCAATCATGGTTGCCTTGGAGATTAACGGAACCATAGGCTTAAGAACTAGATTTCAGGTTTCCACGGACTCCTCCACTCGGGTCACGATTGGTTTTGACAGTAATGACGGACGCAGGTGGGGGAGCTTCATTATACCCAATGGCCACTACTACCGAGCCAGAGGTGGCGATGGCGTAAACATATGGTCAGAGCTTCGGTGATCTAACCTC